GCGCTACAACAAAACCACAACGAAACCAAACACCCACCACACAAGACGTATGATTTTTTAAGAATTAATGCAGGTGAATAAATAGTTAATTAATTAATTAATCAATTAATAATTAATTCGCCAATGACAACAACAGAAAAATACACAACAACAATGACGACAACCACAAAATCAATCACCTAATCCTCCAGTATTGCTAATAGCTCAGAGGGAATGTCCAGTAGAAAGGAGTGCAAATCTGGTGATCCCCTCAGCCTCATCGCAGAGGGGGGCGGAAGTCTTGAATTGATAGTCATATGCTTCATTGTTGATAAGATTCTATTTTTAGAAATTATGGGAACACCTCGAATAACACCAAGATAATAAACAACTGTCCAAGATGTGTTCAAACCAAGCACTGTCTGACTAGCCAAAACAAGCTCATCAAACTCCCCAAGGATTAGTCTTACGTCGAATCCCTTAATAAGCAGGAGATCTAAAAGGAAATAATACGTAGATAACAGGGCTGACTTGAGATTAAAAACAGTTTCATAAATTGGTCTAAACAAGGAAGAGCATGGATTAGACAATGCCAAGCAGCACATGTCGGATACATCTACAGTACGTGAATCCAAAAATACATTGAAATTTAATTCTTCTATACAAGGGTGAGCGTAAGAGACTGAGTCTAGCTCTTCAGAAATAATGGTTAAGGAATCATTAGCGTGCCCTCCCAAACAATAACCACTGTGTTTCTTGGTTGCAAGTGATTTAGCAATGTTTACCCTTGTTTGAACAGCATTGCATAGATCAAGATCAAGTAAAACCTCATAGTAAGTAGGGTCGCCTGCTAACACAAGTACCACTGTCAGCCCAGGCAAGTGACATATGTCTAATGCTATTTCTGCATCAAAAGAAGGGTATATATAGATTTCCTTTATTTCTAATTTCCTTATGACCATTTTGAGTAATTGGGCTCTATTCTGTATCCCTTTACCTGCCAGCGAATAATGGCCATGATGAGAGCCTTTAATAACAAAATCATTCGTTTCATTAATGATTGGTGCAACATGAAGGCTGACACCCTTAGCCGATGCTAAATAGAGGTCTATATTTGCCTCAGAGACTGATTTATATTTAATATCTATTCTTGAGGCCTCAAACTTAGCCAATTCATGATTGCTTATTGGAAGGATTAAAACTTTAGCTATAAGATCCCTCCGATCTTTAAAGTTTAATCTTGACATCATTTTCTCTACAGGTACTGTTTCGAGTAATAGTGCTGACTCCTTAAAAACCTGCATTAAATATAGAAACGTAGGTCCACTGTGGCCCATTATCAGTTTGATTAACCCTGCACGTTCAAAGGACAATAATTTTGCATCAATCATGAATCTCCAGAGAGACCTAATAATTATACTCCATGGCAACTTCCTCACTTCAGATATAGAGAACCTTTCTAAATTAGCCCAGGTCTTCTGTTCTGTGATATCTGATTGATTTGCCCTAATATCCACTAATAGAGACTTGCCTATAAGAATCCCAAGTGAAATACTCGCACTGATACACGGGTCAAACTCCACTTCAACGTCAGTTATATTTTCTGGTATAGTCACAGGTTTAGTAACTAACCATTCTGCACCTTTGTATCGAGGCTCACAAGCTAAAAGAAACTCTTCAGATTCGATTTTCTCAAAGCAAGTTTGACAACTAGCACTTAAAATATAAGGACTAGATACAACACCTCCAGACCGTATTATAGAGTCCGCATAAAGGCAACCAAATGTGAACACATGTTGAAAGTGAATTGTATAATCATCTGAAGACCGAGAATAAGTCTGTAAGTAATCACTTGTAAAACGTAACCAGGTACTGATTATGTTTACATACCCAGTTAATCCTTGCCTAGAATCACCTCTAGATGGTAATCTATGTGTAAGTGTTCCACCTTGTATATTTGGACGGACTTCTGATACATATCCTTTCTCCTTTAAGAAGCAGTCCATTAACTTAGACAGATTAGGATCTACAACTTTCCGAACCTTGTACCATTGGTAAAGGACAAGCGTATCTCTTACAAGGTTAGCAGCTCTGGTTTTGTTTAGTCCTGTTATATCACCCTTCTGTACCTTAATTGCTGTGTTTGAACCAAGGTACAGTGGTTGATCGCCCTTAGTTGATAAGTGCCTCATCCTCAAAGCTTCCTGTGGGCAATATATTATAGCATCGTGGTAATCCTCACACGTTGCAAGTTGAGAATCACAAGGTGTAAATTGTTCAGCCACAAACGGCATAGATACACCTACGAGCTCTCGACCCCATGTTAATCTTCTAAGTTGCTTTGCAGCTAAATATGTACAACCTTTAAGATAAGGACCGATATCAACCCCCTCTGATTGATCTAAAACACGACTAATAATTAATTCTTTATACCTCCGACTCTCTAACACTACATCTTCCAAATGGACTGCCTGGTTCGCTGCGATAACAGTTGATGATTTCTGAAAAAGATCAATCACACTCAAACCATAAGCAACATTCGATAGGCTAAATAAAGCAGACATATCTCGCGGCCTTAGTGGCATCATTGTTGATAAATCTCTGGCTAAAAGTTGGGCCATTTCGGTCAGAGGTTGCTGGAAAAACTCTCCTACTCTTGATGAATGATGACTAGCTGCAATAGCTTCTTCAACCCATTTACGGATTTGGCGTTCGGGCCTAAGGACTTGTGCTATGTTCAAAGAGGTAGGATCTGTCACTAATGATAGCCAGTCAGGATATGCCGCTATCTTTAGTTTAATTACTCTGTTAACAAACGATATGCTTATACTTGTTAACGAAACTAGGGTCTTGAGCAGGGCCGACTGAAGTGGGAGAGGGTCAGACATACCTCTAAAGAAAACACTGGGCAGTGTTGCTGGTGTTGGTAATCCTCCAAGAGATGGTCCAACCAAACATAATGTTGTTAGTAAGCTTTCATCTTGCATTATTGAGGGCGGCAGTTCAACATACAACTCAATTAGATATAAGCATATCCCGGTTGTTAATGATACCCATGGTGATGTATCGGACATTGCGGCACTCAAGCATGATGATACTAAGCAGGCTAATTTAGAGTATAAGTTTGGAAACAATTCACCTGTTGAATCAGTGACTCTTGATAATTGCTTGAGACTACCTGGAACTGGAATTCCTTTAAAGAATAATCGTTTACCATATTCATACAAGCAGTCAGAAATCCAACACTCCTCCATTTTGAGATGATGACCTGCTAGTCGTGAATGCTTGTATAATGAACCAAGTGCTCGATCTGCTTGCGCTTGATTAGATTCCGCTAACGACTTATGTATAATAATCGTTTGATTATCCCCTTGTCCTAAGATATTGAAAGAAACTCCCACTTCGCGAAGGGCTATTGTTTCCCAGCAACTTGTGAGAATTGTCCAAAGTTTTTGTCGCATACCTTCACCCATTGTCTTAGCACCAATGATGCACGTAGAACCATCCTCAACAGGTTCACCTCTATTGGCTCTTGGAGGATTGAACCTGTCTTGCATAATGAATGTGGTGAAGCACGGTAGAGTGCATCCAGTTCTAAAAAAGTAGCCACAATCAAACATTTGGTCTAATTGTCTACAGATGGGCATCTGTAGCTCAGGCCTAAATCCATTGCACCATGAACTGTAATCCAGGTTAATAACAAAGGAATCTCCAGTCACAATCTGGCGAGATAACTTATTTAATAAGTGAGTTAAAGCCGTCGAGCTCATGGTCATTGAATGCGTCTTGAGATATGGCATTATTTCAGTTTTCAATGCAGCTTCTGCAATAACCTGATAAATGCGAATAGCAAGTGATTGTTTTGAAAAAAATCTTCCCTTAACCTTAAGCTCTCTTTCTTTAGGCACTAAAACAGTAATTCTGTCATCAAGCTCTACGGAGCCCTTGTAAAACGGGATTAACAGTGTAGGTATATCATCTAGTCTTCCATCGATTAAGGCATTAACAAGTCGTGACGGACCTGATTTCTTTTCCGGTCTATTTAATTGATCACCATGTTTCTTCCGGTATGCAGCCGCATTATATTCAAAGGTCCAATCACGTCTTGAATTAATAACAGCCTTATCACTTACTATATCATTGAAATCAGGATCTAGATCAAGATCAGTTACTTTAAGAATAACAACCTCGGTAAATAATTTCCAATTTCTGTCAAATGAAGGACTCCACCTTCCAAGCTCACGTGCATTATGGAGGGATTTTGAAGCCTTAGATGTCAAAAATACTGGAAGCCATTTTGCATGTTTTGTAACATAACCTTTGATAAACTCAGCCTTGAACATTGTTAACAACTCTTCGCCATATTGGAGTAGTGCTGGGGCTGATTCGATGTCAACACGCATTTTGTGGAATTGCTCAGTTGGACCCTCCTTCATGTTGATTTCAGGGAAGTACCATGATTTCTCAACAGATGATATCATTAATAACAGATTAGGATTAAGGCGCAAAAGTTTTTTTAGTAAATTGTCCAGGCGTGGTGATAAGTCCTTGATTTGAAACACAGATTCAAATTCAGTTTTGACAGTTAGGTTATATACCGACATAGTAAGTCCCTTTGAGTACGGAGATATTGATTTGATGATTGTGAAGTAATTATCATGGTCAATATCAATTGAGTCAATTATATCAATAAGATCAAAAACGTGTTCTAAAAATGATCCATGTTCCCATAACGCTCCTTGGACTACAGAAGCAATTAGTAAATGACATCGACTTTTAGCTGTATCAGCTGCAGCCAAAAAATGATTATATGTCATTAAACAGCTCTCATTTTCATAATATCCGACTACTAATGATTGTATAAACATTAAGGTTAAATTTCCCAGTCGTTTAGGTCCAATATCAGCCTCCCGACTGTAAGATACTTGACGAATAATCCGTTGATATGTTATACTCAATTCTAATTGTGATCTTACTCTTGGATTTGTTAAGGCATATCTAATAGCGGCAGTTAATGATTTTGTCATATGCTGCAATTTCCATGTAGATATAATAACATGTAATATTGATTCAGCGGATCTAATGAGGACACCAATTGGGTATATATTTGATTGTAATGTAACTCGACGAAATAATTTATAATAATCTCTTGATGGTAGATTCTTTGATTTGACAAATTTAAGTGCTCGCAAATGATGAGGCAGGAAACAAGAATTAATGCAAAAATCAACTTCTGTACCAATTAATGGATTTTTAAGTGATTGATCAGTTCGATTTATTCCTTCCACCTTCCGAGGCGCCTCCTCCTTGTAAATAAGGCTGGAAGTGAGATACAAAGTGTGATGAGATATAGTATTCCACCAATCCAAGCTGCCCAAGACAGTATATCTCTAATCCAACCCAATGGATTGATAAAGGCAAAAGACGGTAGACCAATATGGACCCAGCCTGATCCTGTATCTGTTGAGGTAATATTATTTGACCTTGTATAAGGTAATAAATTTGATTGCGTCCCATATGCATGATTGATCGGATTGGTTTCGTGACCAGTCAATATATTAATTGACGGCGTTAAATTAAGCCGCCAATTAAATTCATCGAGATGATAATCATGAGACGACCGATTATATTTAACCCTACGTGGGCGCAAACCTGATCCAACAGTACCAAGATACAACCTCTCATGCCAAAAAATCCTTTTGAGTCCTGGCCGTGCTTCCGGAGTATTTGTTTGGAGTCGACCTTCCTCAGTTAAATACAATCGCCTACCATCAACTTTAACAGGAGGATAGTAAGTTGACTCGTTCCATGGCATGAATGTTACATTCTCAACCCTTTGACACTGCCATACAATTCCAATTCCATTTACAACATAACCAACAATGTCTGTATGGTTTAACCATTCCCTCAAAAATCTTGACGCACTGGTTAAACCTGAACCAAACACACCTAATAAGAGTGATTGAAGAATTTCGCAATCTTCCCATGCATCTCTCAAAGTTGGCCTTAATTTATGGACTAAATATTCCATTTGTGAAAGATCTCTCCTGGTCCTCTTGCTTCTTTGACGACATGTACCTGATATATTACTACATGTAATATTCAGTGTACTACTGCAGTATGTACCATTCACAAGAGGATATGACCGCCTAAACTCATCAAAAGATACAACTTTTGAGCTCTGATTACACATTACTGTTCCATTAAGTGTAATATTAACTGCATCAAATGTGATGTTTTGAGGAGTAAAAAGAAGGAAGCTGCCGTCACTTAGATTTGCTCTCCCTCTGTTAAGCTCACTCTCAGATACTGTGCTGCAATCAGCAAAGCTACAGTAAGCAAAAGGAGGGAAAGTTCTAACAACAATAGTTACATTAGCCACAGAGCATCGACATATCTCATTGACAATAGCGCTACAACAATAATACCAATTACAAACAAAGGGATCTTCACCAGTAGTATTAATGCATAGTCTTGGTTGTCCAGTATATCGATTAATCAGCCTATCAGCACTATAACTTCCAAAAAAGCCCCAGTATGTTTTACAATGATACTTAAAACAAGAAATGTGAGTAGCAGGGACTTCTGTACTAGTGTGGTTACAGTAACTAACCTCGCATGAAATGACATTCTCTGTGCTATTATGGCAAAGGTGTCGGATTTCGAGGTCAATCAGTGTCGGAGTTGAGTCGGTGTTGCATTTAAGAGCTTGAAACGCGGATGTCAGGGCCGAGAGGTCCAACACCAATGTTCCGAAGACGATAAGAGAAGACATTGAAAGCCGCATTGATTGCATGCTTACTTTGCTCTTCGTTAAGCTTGATGAACATGTACTTCTTGATGGGGTTTGTGTAGACTGCCAAAGAGTTGAGCGTTAAGGCCAGAAAATCATCAATCTGGAAATAGACATTCACTAGTGAGTGACCAGCAGGTTCCACATCTATTGTTAGATAATCAACCAGTCTCTTCTCCCTCGGGAGTTGGAGCGGTTCCTTCACTGAAAGAAATGGTATATTTAGAAATTGATTTCTTGAGGTTCCTCCAACAAAATCTATCTCCAACATAAGGGTCGGCCATCCAGGAATTATTACCTTGTCTTTCAACTCCACGTAGGTGTGCTTTGAATTCATGTTGATTCGGTTTTTTTATGGTAAGATATCCCAGTCATCTGCTGTGGGGGCAGTTGGGAGGGATGGATACAGGCGTTGAGGTGGTGGACAAGACGGTAACATAGGAGTAGCAGGGTTACTAATCGCGGATGAAGCATAAAGTAGGTCTATCTTCTCCATCATCATTTTCATTGTTTCCATCATAGTTTTCATAGATCTATCAAGTATCTTGATGTTCTCTCCAAGTGTCTTAATACTATCAGCATAATCCGTCTTTTGAATAGCCTGGATTGTCTCTACTTGCAACGAAGATAAAGATTCAAAACCAGATTCCATTCTTTGAGCAATGTCATCAAGTGCACCCCGCAAACCTTCAGCTTCGACCATGCTATTCTCAGCAAGCTCGGTTACTAACTGCTTTATCAACTCATCATTCGACAATTGCTCCCTTCCGGTCCTTTGGTCGGGGTCTGAGATCATGGAGGGGTTCTTCTTTAGAGTCTTCAGGAGCTGTTCGACTGGTTGTGTCAGAGCATCTGGCTGTATTCTTCTCCGTCTTGGAGATCTCGACCGGATGCGACGTGCTGTCTGCGGGTCCTCTTCTTCTTCCAGAGAGTCCACCAGACTCGAAGGTCGAGATGCCATTGAGTCTTCTAATCAGCTCCAATAAGGTGAGTTGTAAATCAGAGTTCATTCCAATCGTTGTATGCAGATCATCTGAATATGGTTTTTTATAGGTATGTTCAGTTTAAGGTTGTAGGCCGGTCACACCAATCATCCTCATTATCTCAGCAATTTCATCAGAAAGGTGTGCCCCATCCTCACCTCTAGTCACCTCACGTCTTCTATATCGGGCAAGCTGGGCTTCTTTAACTGAAGATCCAGGTTGAATTGTCGAGGCTCTGTACCCTGACATAGTTGGATTTTCCTTTTTACTCCAGTAGAATGCCGCAGAAGCAAGATTCGGGAAATTCCGAGGAGCAAGCTTGATAGCATCTTGATGGCGAATTGCACCGAGATACTTGAAGAGGTCACCATGTTCAGACTTGAGCTCTGACGACACTTTGAGGAATTCTTTAATCTCGTACGCGACAGCTGGAATAATGAGAGTTGCATCCATACATTCCCCTAGATATTCTTTAATTGTAGTATAAGTAGTCATCTGCGCGTAACTTGCAACAAGTTTGATTTGATCCATAAACTCTTTGCCAGGTGATTCAAAGTCTGTGGTTATTAATGCCAAAACTAAGGAGCCAGCCCAAGGTTGACCGTTGATCCAGTCAATAGCCTCATGAGGATTAAACATCTGTAGTAACGTAGCTGTTTCTCCGTGTGAAGGCCTGTTGAGAGATGCCATTAGTGTTTTGAATCTCTTCTTAATTTGTTCTGCCCCAGCTTTAATTTTAGCAGACGAACCTATCACAACACCAATCAACAAAGAACAGCAATGATTGAAGATAGAGGAAATCTCAAGCTCAGTGAGTTCCCTGTCTGTGAATCTTTCCCCATAAAACCTCCCAACTTTGATTAGTTGTTCCCCTCCACGATCAACAGGAACTGACAAATATGATTCACGAGGAACACCAGCAAATATCAAGGCTGCATGTAAACCCGGAATCAGCAAGCACAGGAAGATTAAGCTTGGTGTTACACCATGGAATTTCTCTCTGCGGGCAGGGTCTAAGAGTGCAAGTGCATTCTTCTTGATGTCCTTCTCGTCGCCAATCCCTGGGTGAGGATCACCTCCGCCGGTTGTGTATTGTAAAAAGGTTCCTGGGAGTTTGGGTAGGTGAGTTGGTCGGTCAGAGGGTCCCTCGTCTTCCATATCTTCTGGGCTGTCCACTAGTCGGCGTTTGGGTGGCATCTTTTATTTTCATCTTTGTTTTGGGTCGGAGGTTGGTTTGTTGTTAACGCAACA